TAGCACTACTGATCCATCTAATTCAGCAGCTTGTGCTAATGATTCAGCTTGCAGGGTTGCCTGTTGCTCTGTAAAACCCGCTGCTAGATATTTTTTGTATTCAATTAATGTATCAATTCTCATGTATTTACTCCTATCTATCCTGAGAACATTTTACCACTTTTCTTAAATTGGTAACAAATTGGTAGATGTGTTGATATACAACCAATCACTAGTTTATAAATGAACTTGTATTTAATTATAGGTCTTTATTCTCTTAGCATATATTTCAAATATTTTCACCGCAACTTCGGTTGGCATTACCGCAATTGCGGTAACTTTGTCACAGGAATGGAACCTCTCAGTTTTTGTTATTTCTTGCATTTTTTCCAAGCCCTACTAACCTTAATATTAAGCGGACTTGCTCTGCTTCGCGCTCTGCGTTACGAGGTTAACTTCGCCAGTTAAGGATTATCTGGCCGCGCTCAGCGACACGAGGATTACCGTCACGGGGAAATAGTGGGTTATGGAAGACAATGTAGAGAATGCAGTAATGGATACTGCGGCACCTGCAAGCGCTGAAAAGATGCTTACAGCGAGCCAAGTTAATGACATCGTTAAACGGGAAAAGATTCGTGCTGCTGAAAAAGCCCGGCAGGAAGCCGAGGCTGCACATCAGGCAGAATTAGAAAGGATGCGTTCCCAGCCTGGACAGCCAGGGGGAGGTTCACTTGATGTGGCTGCCATTGAGGATAGGGTGTACAACAAGTTCTTAGATGAACTTGCACACCACCGCGATGAGGCAGTGAAGGCGCAGCAAGAAGCGGAGTTAAGAGGCATCGCTGAGCAATATTACCTAAAGATGGGTAAAGGTTCTCAGCTCTTTGATGACTTTAACGAAGTGATGGGCGACTTCGAGCCGGATAAATTCCCAAATGCTGTCATGCTTGCCGCTGGTATGGAACATACGCCAGAGATTATGTATGAACTGGCTAAGAATCCTTCAAAGCTTCAGGAAATTGATGCTTTAGCGACTAAGTCAGATAAACTGGCTAAAAGACAGCTACAAAAACTGTCTCAGTCAATAGAGTCCAATTTACAAGCCAAAGCAACTGCCGTTAATGCACCAGCTCCTTTGTCACGTCCTAAACCGTCTATGGTAGGCGCGGACAACGGTAAAATGTCGCTGAAGGACTTCAAAAACGCACCTTGGCTTAGAGGCTAGGCGCAAAGTTCCAAGCTATCGTTTCCTCGCCAGGATTAATTCTTAGCGAAAGGAATCACTAGCTATGGCCGTTCCAGCAAATATTCTACAGCAAGTGCAGACATATCAAATGTCATCACTCGCTTTCTTACAAAACTTAAATTGTTTTGTATCTACAGCAAATACTAAATTTAAAAACTTTGAACAACTTATCGGAAACTTAGGTGACACGGTAACATTCGATTTACCTCCAAGAATGACGACCGTTGGTTCTCTAGTTGCAGCTTTCCAACCCGCAGACCAAAGAGTTCAAGCTCTGAGCTGTCAAAATGCTGTTTCAACTTCTTATGCTTTCACCTCTCAGCAATTCATCTTCAACGTTGAAGATTATATGCAACGATTTGGTAAAGCAGCCACACAAGAAATTGGTGCCAAGATTGAAGCCAACATTGCTCAAAATGCTGTAACTCACACATTTAGATTCTTTGGCGATGGCGTAAACCCAATCAACACCTATACACAATTAGCTAACGCTCTTGCATTGTTCCGTAACTTCGGTTCCGCAACAGGCAAAGCAAAAGGTTACTTAGGCGATACGGTTGTACCTAACATCGTAGGAAGCGGCTTAAACCAGTTTGCTTTAGATCGCAATAACAGAATTGCTAATTCATGGGAATTAGGCGAATTCTCAAACTGCGATTGGTATCAATCAAACTTGTTGCCAATTCATGTATCAGGAAACGTTGGAAATGCAGCAACAGTATTGACGGTTACTGGATTCACGCAAAATGGTCCAGACAACTCAATTGATACAATTTCGTTTGGTGGCGCTACAGCCAATGACGCTAATGCAATTCTATTGAACGATAAAATTCAATTTAGCGATGGTGTAGCAGGGCAACCCAATCTTCGTTACAGAACATTTATAGGCCATGAAGTTTCTGCTAACTCTGTGCAGGTAAGAGCATTAGCAAATGTTGGCGCTACCGCTGGCGGCGTTGTAACTATACCTATTTTCCCGTTCCTACAAGCTGCGCCAACAAATGCACAAAATTTAAATGTGCAGGTAGCTATAGGCATGCAGGCTAAAGTACTTCCAAGCCATCGCGCTGGGTTAATAACCGCTGGGGATCCCTTGTTCTTGGCGATGCCAAGACTACCAGATCAAATACCGTTCCCAACTGCCAATGAAAACGATCCTGAAACGGGCGTTTCCTTACGTATGTACTACGGTACTTTGTTTGGTCAAAACCAAATGGGCATGATACATGATGCAATTTGGGGATCGACTTTGGTCGATGAGTACGCCTTGGCGTTAATTTTCCCATTGTAGTGAACTAGGGGGCCTTCGGGCTCCCTCTTTGCAACCTTAATGAAAGGATTAAATATATGACACTGCGATTACCCTTAGCCCCAATGAAAAACTTGGGTAACTTATTTGTAAATGGTGGCAATCTACTTTTCTTAGATACCACTCATGTTCTTGTAACTCCAGGCGCATTTCGTGATTCAACCGATGTCAATGACATTATTTTGAGGCCAACAATTACGCAAGCAAATGCAACACTGACTGGAAATCCAAACGAACTAGTTATAGATGCGAATGCACCTAACACCACTATTAGCGTTAGAAACAATGGCGTAAATGGTTTAGACGTTGGTGTTCTCGCTGCAAATAGTTATTACAATGTGTTTGTTATTGGTAGCTCTACGGCAGGCGATGTTGGTGGGTTCGAATTTGTGCCAGTAGCATGTTTGTTATCTTTAAGCGCAACCAATCCCGCTTTACCTGTTGGTTATGATATGTTCAGACGTGTAGGAACAATTAGAACTGACGCTACGGCAGCTCCAAATACTTTAGTATTAGGATTTACACAAACAGGCGTTACACAATCACGCACTATGTGGTACAACACAGCAATCGAGGTGAAAGCAGTCGGATTTGCTGCTGCCTTCACTGCACAGAATATTAGTGCTGCTGTTCCGGCTCTAGCAACAGATGTAAATTTTGAAGTGCGATTGACGCCTAATGCCGCAGGTAATTTTGTTGCAATAAGACCCACTGGATCGGCTTCGGCTGTCGGTACTGCTCTAATGAGTGGTTCTGCTGCCGGTGTGTTGAAAATTGATGATATTCGTTGTCCTTGCAATGCTACACCTAGCATTGACTGGAAAACCGATGCAGCATCAAACGTAACTTTAAATGTTATATCTTACGTAGATCAGTTATAAGGGCAGTCGATGACTTACCCCGTCACAAAGCTGATAAATGAGGCTTTCTATACCTCTGGTATAGTCTCGCGTCAGTTTCAGACAGTGGCGGGGGACCAATTTGAGGTTGGCCTTGATAAGCTAAACGAAATATTATCTGATACGGCGATTGAAGAGGATATGATTCCTTATTTCAATTCTTCGTATCAGTTTAATGCCGTTGCTGGACAAGAAAAGTACTTCATTCCGAATCTATCCGAGGCTGAGACTTTAACCTTCTTCATTCAGTCAATACGTTATCAAATGCGCAAGAATCCTAGAGACCAATATTTTGGAACAGGAAGAACGCAGAACGTATTGTCTTTACCGTTTAATTGGCATTGTGAAAGAACACTGGGGGGATCTAATCTATTTATTTATTTCTTTCCTGATATTAATTACCCAATGGAGTTGACGGGTTTATTTAGGTTACAAAGTGTAACTGCGTCTCAAGACTTATCCGTAAACACTACACAAGGTAATTTGGGTATACCGACAATTGTATATACCGCACCCGTACCACCACCTCCCAGAAACTTTGTTATTCAGCCTGGACAGCTTGTGATTAATGGCTTTGATTTACAAGGTGCATATGCAGATACCAACGCCTTGGTTGCTTTCATAAACACCGGTGTAATCAATCATGTAACAGCCGGCATCTTCGGATTAGAATTTATTTTAACTAATTCATTTGGTGAAAATATTGTTGTAGAAACAGCGGGCGTAAATCCAGGAATAGATAATATTACTTTCTCAAACTTTAGTACCCGCAATGGACCTTTTAATTTAACTTTCTTCCCCTCAGGATTAGACCAGTATTATATCAACTACTTACAATACCGATTAGCTGAACGATTATGTACTGCCTATAACTTTGTTCCTCCGCAAGGGATGATTAAACAACTTTTACAATACACGCAAATGATATCTAAGCGCTCTAGCCCAATGGACTTGACCATTAATAAAATTAGTACGATAACAAATAAGAGTTCGATTAATTACGGACAGGTGAATCTCGGTAAAGGGTGGACAGTTTAATAACTTATATGAGTGAACATGAGAAAGACCGCAGGAGAAGCAAAGCAAGAGAAAGTCAACGTAGTTGGGTCTAGCACCTTTGGTCGTTATAATAAAATATCCTCCGCCACTACCGTCAATATGTTTATCACCGATAAATGGATATGCAATACCGCAGGCTATCAGCGTATCTTAGAATTTGTAGCAGGGGGAGAAGGAAGAGGGCTGTTCACAAGTATCCGAGGTAATTTCCTACTAGCAGTCGTTGGCCAAGGTGTCTATAGGATTGAAACAAATCTAACAATAACATTCATTGGTAACTTAGTAACTGCGGTCGGCGAAGTATTTATGGATGAGAATTTAAACTCTCAGATATGCTTGGTCGATGGACTGAATGCCTATATCTACAATCATTCTCTTCTGCCCAACATAACAATTCAAGGTGGACTCGGAACACTGATACCAAATTACGTCGAATACCATAATACTTTCTTTCTATTTGGTAACGGCAATAGAACGCCTAACGGTTCAGCGTGGTATGCATTTTCTTTTGCTACACCCACCACTATTGCTCTCACAACTCAATTTGCATTACAAACAAAACCTGATTACGCAATAGCGATTATGAGGCTGCCCGGACAGGGAAATAATATTTTAGTTTTTGGTACCGCTGTTTGTGAAATATGGACGCAAGTCGGTGGAACACAAAACTACTTAAGAAACTCCACAATCAACATAGACTATGGCTGCATATCCGTATCAACCATTGATGCTTCCGATAAGTATATTGCATGGCTTGGAGTAAATGAAAACAATGCTCCTGTTATATTGGTTTATACTGGTCAAACCTTCTCTCCAATATCTACAGATGGCATCGATTACAAATTAGCTAACGTCAAGTTTCCAGGTCAATCTACAGCCATGTTTTATCGCCAAGACGGCCATCTTTTCTACCAATTAACCTTTTTTAATCCTGCTGATAATTTAACGCTAATTTACGACTTTACAACCGAAATGTTCTTTAATCTGACAGATTTTGAATTAAACTTTCACCCAGCTAGACAGTATGCTTATTTTAACTTAAAGACTTATTTCTTGTCCCTTAATAATGCCTCACTCTATCAATCATCCACAGATTTTACGACCTATAATGAAAATCTACCCACTAATCCTAATCCAGACCCTAACCTTAATCGAACCATCCAGCGCATTAGGATTACAGATACAATCCGAGCCCTAGACTCTAGCGGCTTTAGAGCCAATACCTTTGTTTTTACGATAGAGCAGGGTAATGATCCCCTAGTCTCAGGTGTGTCGTTATTGAACAACGAGAATCTATTGATAACCGAGGACCTTTTTGCCCCTCCTCTAGACGTAATCTATACTGAATTTGATATCCCTATTGCAGATGAAACCTCAGGGTTGGGAATTCCTCTTGGAGATTTACCGCCGCCTTATCAGCCTAGAGTAGATTTAAGTATCTCTAGGGACGGAGGCATTACTTGGAGCAATACTGTGGCAAGATATTTAAACCCAGTTGCAATTCGACAGAATATTATTAATTGGGAGAATATGGGAACTTGCAATAGCCTAACACTTAAACTTAGGTTTTGGGGATTAGATCGTTTTGTGGCATACGATGGCGTAGCGGAACTGTACTAATGGCAACACAAGAACCAATTACTATCCCAACGTATATCAAAAATTACGACCAGGAAAATTATAATCAACAGCTAAATCAAACGCTGAGATTTATATTGGATACAAAAGATGGGTTTTATATGCCATCTTTATCGAATGCTGATGTAGCGGCTATGCTGGCTTTAGTGCCTGCAGTTCAACCATGTCGCTTTTGGTTTAACACGGATTTAGGAAAAATGCAGCTATTAGTTGCTGTAGGAACCGTCGAAACGGTAACTAGTGTTTAGGGAGATTTATTTATGTTTGGTAGCTTAGGAAGAATGCTGGGGGTTTCCAGGCCTAAAAGAAGCAGCAATCCATATAACGCAGCTATGCCTTATTTAGAGCAAGTTCCTCAAGTTGCCAGCCAACACCTTGCGCCTTATGCAAATGAGCCGCAACAGTACACCCCTGGGTACATGAATGATTTATATCAAAACATGTACAACGAGTATTTACCCTATCAACGTGCTCCTGAAAATTTCTATTACAATGAGTTTCCGAAAGAATATAACCAAATGGGTTCAAATCCTCAAGCATTTTTAGACAAGATGCAACGCGGATATACACCTTCTGAAGGCTATCAATACAAACAAAGAAAAATGTTAGACGCTATGCGTAATTCTGCTGCCTCCGGTGGTTTTGCTGGAACCAGGACAGACCAAGAAGCTCAAGCTAATACTGTTCGTGGCTTACTAGGAGAGGACCAGCAACAATACTTACAAAACCTATTTGGATTACAAGGAGCAGGCCTTGGCGGTCTCGAACGTATGATCTCCGGTAGAGAACGAGGAAGAGTTAGAGAAGACGAACTCAGGCAAAGAGAAAGAGAAGGTAGAACTCTTGCGCTTCGCGAACGAGCCCTAGGAGAACAACAAAGAGAGTCTGAAAGAGCTAATAGGGCATTTCAAGCAGCCGAAGGTATGGCAGGCGTTGGCACTGCAAATCTTGGACAATTGGGTAACTTTAGTGCTATGGCTCGCCGGCAGCGCAATTTAGATACCGATACTAGAAATCAAAATGTTCGAAATATATTAGGAACTTTATTAGGAAGCGCAATTGGTGGTGGCGGCGGTATGGGCGGAGGCGGTGGCCTTCCTAGTGGCGGCCTTGGATTCTAGGAGTAAATAATATGCCAATAAGCTTACAAACTATTGACCCCACACGGATCCCGCTTCAAGAAACCGGAAAAGATGCATTCGGTGATATCCTGCGCGGCTATAAGATGTCAAAAGTGCCTGGAGCTTTAGAGAGAAAAAGAATTGCTGAAGAACAGAAAAATAAAATTGGTGGAGTTAGAGCTCAGTACGCTGAGCCTATGGCAAAAAATGCTATGGAAATGTCCAATATATTACTCGGCTTAAGAAATAAATATGGAGAAAGAAGCGAGCTTGCAAAAATAAGAGGCTTAGAAAGTAATGCTGAGCTTAGGAATGCAATGATGCAGTCTGGTGGTCGGCTAGGAACTATGCCAAATATCGTTAAACTGCAAAACGCTTTAAGTCAAGAAATTGAAGCAAATGGTCCAAATACTGAAACAGCTCAGCAAATAAGAGATGCTATTACTAAATCCACTTCGGGAATAACAAGCTCTGTTAGAACTCAGGCTCAAAAAAGAGATATTTTTAATACAGCCAGAGAAGAAATAGCCAGGGTAGGATCTATGCCAGATAGATATCTTGGAGCTATGGGAGATGCCACAATTTTGAAAGATATTGGGCACTACAATCTTGCAACAGACCCTATCAAAAAGAAAGAAATAGGAGATAATTTAGTACGTGCTGCAGTATCTGACAAAATAGCACCAGAATACGCCATGGTCCAAGTAGGCGCGCAGGGGAATAACTTAACTGTTGAAGCAGGTAAACAACAAGAAAAGGCCATAAAACAAGGGTGGCCAAAATTTTATAAAAGATATTTAAATAATTTACCACGAGAATTGCAAGCTAAAGCAAAAGAAGAGCATGACAGGCTTATACAACAATTAAATGAAGCAACAGGAAATTCCTACAGCAATATGATTAATCCCTATTTAAGCAATAAAACACAATCAGGATTAAGAAAAGAAAAAAATACGACTGACAATAAAGGAAAATATACCGGATTCATGAACGGAAAAAAATATTCTATACCAGAAAATAAAATTAAAGAATTTATGTCTGCAGGCGGAGATATCAGTGAGTAATAATACAGATTGGAGCCAATACGAGGTTAAAGAGAATCCATCTTCTATAGATTGGTCACAATATGAGGTTCCAGGACCGAGTTCTTTAGTTGGCGGAAAAACGATGCCCACTCAACAAGAGGGCATTTCAAAATATCGTCCAAGGCCATCCGAAATACCAGGCTTTGATAAAGCATCAAATTTATATAAAAGTTTTTTATCTAATAACCCAAATATCCAACGAACAATCAAAGCAATGGGTATGACTTCTGACCCAATGTTGGGTATATTACTAGGTGGTCCAATGTACGATGTCGCTAGGGGAGGAGCTGAGTCTGGTATAAATAGTGCTATATCGCTCGGTAATCTTGGTGTTGGTGGTTATAATTTAGCTAGAGGAACAAATTACAATATACCTGAACTTGATCTCGGAGAATTTTCATCAGGAGCTCCTGGTTCTGAAGCTGCTTCTAAAATGGGTGGTTATGCGGCTGATATTTTACCATTTTTGGGGCCAGCCGCGAAGGTTGCCAAAGGGACATTTAATCTTGCTTCAGCACTAAAAGCTAAAAATATTACAGGAAAACTTAAAACTCATGGCGCTAAAGAAATAGAGCAAGGAAGGAGAAAATTTGTAGATGTGTGGAAAGATGCGAGAAAAAATAAAATAGTAACGGAAAAACCAGAAATAAATACTAAGGATATATATAATTTAATGGATAAAGGCGAGAGAGAAACTTTTGTTAGGTATTTGGATAAGCCAACACCTAAAAATGCAAACGCTGTAAAAAGTGATTTTTATAAAAGATACCTTGATTTTAAGAGATTACCAAAAGC